TCTCCAGGATTTCCGGGGCGGTTCAAACTTTTGTGCCTGAGAACCACTTTCTAACTCTGCAATGCGCTTCTCTGATGCTTCAAGTAACGCCTGCTTATCGCGTAGCGCTTCTTCCAGTTCAGCAACATGGCACTCACTATCAATAAGGTTGTTCTCTGCGGCTTCCAGCTCAACACGCAGCCTCCCAACCGTTAGCGCAATATCCTCGTTCTCCTGGTCGCGGCGTTTGATGTATTGCTGGTTTCTTTCCCGTTCATCCAGTAGTGCCAAAGCAACCTTTGGATTAAAGGCAGCAATAAATTCAGCGTTGTTTTTCAGAACGTGTTGCGCAATGGCCTGACCACTTAGTCGGACCTTATAACCACGTGCGCCACGGTGTGGTTTATATGAGTCCCAGTCTCCCCACGTTGCTTTTTCTGCCTTTTCACGAAGTGCCTGATAGTCAATTTCGCTCACTGGTTGTCTCCTTTGCTGGACCTTCTAACTTCTGAGTGGTTGTATCAAACTCAAACAACTTAACCACGTCATCAAACAGGACATAATCGCCATCAGAATCTTCAGTCATGTCAGCGCCACAATCCTGACCGCACGAGTCGCAACCTCCCATATCAAGCTCGTATCGCTTCAGGTTTGCGATATTTGATAAATTCAGCGCCAGTACAGCCAGGTCATAAACCTCTTCGGCGGTATACCCTGCACCATGCCCATACATTTCAATGCGCGATATGATTTCTTCTACTCGTTGTTTTGTGATTGTCATTTTTGCCCTCCTCCTTTGCGAAGCTGGGCAGCAAAGTCACGGATAGTGCCATCAAGGTCTGGACACAACAGATTGTCAGCAAACATCTCAACCCCCTGTGCACGAATTTCAGCCAGGAAAGCATCGGTGGCTGGGGTGTCGATATTAGGCAGAAGCGCATAATCGCAAATCGTATCGATCGCAGGATCACAACAGTCATCCTCGTTGCGTGGTCGTTCGCCAACCTTCGTTGACGATTGCATGATGATTCCCCAGCAAATACTATCGACCTCTTCGCTCCATCCATCGCAAGCATCACCGCGATAGTCGTCGATTGCAGCCTCAGCCGATTCGATAGCTTCCTCAGCAGTTTTGTGCCATTCGAAATTATGCTCAGAGCCATATGAGAAATATGAATGTCCCGCCTTCAGCCCCGCATTCTCCGCCGCCAGCGCCGAAAACTTCTCGTGTGCCAACTTAACAGCCGAATCAGCCTGCTTAATTGACTCAATCGCTCTCTGGTGGTCTTCGGCCAGCGCATTAGACGCACCAGTTGCACTTCCAGTTGCGTTGCCAAATCGCTGATCAGCTTTGCCACACTGCGCATATCTACGGCACCACATTCTGCTTTCAGTTCCGAAGCCATCTCATGCCCGGCGGCAACTAACCCTTTGATATTACTTTCCATCTTTACCCTCGCTTATCCACATAACTTATTGATTACACTGATAACTAAAAAGATCGTCGATTCAGAACTCTTCGATGTTCCAGCCACCACCTGCTTTCTTTGGTTTAACCGTTACCCCGATGATTCGGAACGGATACTGATCTGCGGCGACTTTGGTTTTCACCCTGGCGTCGTCGGTCCAGAAACCTTTCACTTCGTGCAGTTCCATCTCGCCGGTGGCGAGCATCACAGCAAAATCGGGCGTATAGAACGTGTTGTCAGCTAACCGCAGCTTGATACCCTCGAATCGATACCAGGCGATTTCCCCTGCACGTTTACGCAGCTCAAGGTGCTGGCAATACGCAGATTCTGTTTTGTTCATCTGGCCTGTTTTGAGTCGACCAAGAGCCTGTATCTGTTTTCTCATGATTTACCCCTGAGGTAATTAAAAACCACATAAGACACGAAATCAATAGAGTTTAGAATATTTTGTTACCCAACAGGTAATTATCAAGACGTAAAAAAATGCGCTATCGCGCTGGTATTACTTGATAAATCCTGCCGCCTTTCCCCGCCTGTATTCCTCCATCAGCCACTGCGCCGGTGTTATTCCCCCCAGGGTGGCGGCGTTAGGCATGCACCCGAAACTTCGCCCTGGCGGGTGGTAAACGTCTCTCCCTGTGTCCGGAGGCGTACTCATGGGTTCTGGCTTTGCCTGTATGCTGATCACCGGATCGGGTATCTGCTGTCCGGAAGCCACCTTTTTCGCCCAATCATCGAGCAGCCTGCGCGCGTGTTTCTCAACCTCAATCTCGCTAAGCTGGCGCTGATACATTGCACGGCGGGTATCACATACGACCCAGTACATAACCGGATGCCGCCACGGGAATCTTTCGGGACCACCAGGATATAAACTTTTTTCTTTGCTGTACCGGTGAAACTCCGCCATCACATCGTCAATGGTGACGCCAAGAACCATCTTGCTGTCTTTACACCACTTGATGAATTGCCCTGGCGACGGCCAGAACGGAGATTCACTGGCGCGGGCATGGCGCATACCAGCAGAAACCTGTTCACGGGTTCGGATCCCCCCTTCGGCAAACGCAGCAATCCACTGCTGTTTTGCAGCAACTTCCTGCTCTGGCGTCTTCAGGTTGGTTACCACTGCCGCCGGAAAGAGTTGTTTCAGCTGTTTGAAAAGGGCATCAACAAGCCTCTCTGCTGACATGTTCACCACATTGTCATTGTTGACGTATTGATGCTCATAACCTGACATGCGAGAAAGGGCTTCTCCGTCACGGTTTTGTATCGCGGTAAAAACGTTGTTCACAAGAAATCCTCCCACGCTTCAGGGCTGTTCCAGTGCGGAACGTTGTTATCAGGTAATGTTGATTGCTTCTGTCTGCTAATCTGCATCCGCCTTGCCAACTTCTGCTCCCACTGTGCCTGATGGTATGCCTTACCCTCAGCCATCCAGTAAATTCTGAACTCTGCAAGTTCCTGTGCCGTTGGCAGACTGTCCAGGTAGATCCCCTGCAATGAGCTTTTCCGAAGAAAGTCATCTGATGGTTGCCATTGTTCATGCATGACAAATTTGCCTAATTGCCCTGGCCCACCAGGAGGAACAAAGTTATTCATCACGGCGTTGTTTGCGCCGGGGTCATGAGACACAGAATCCCCGTTTTTTGTCCTGCTCTCCCTCTCTTGGTTAAATGACTGGTTATATGACTGGTTCTGGATCCCGTTTTTGGGATCATTCAACATCCCGTTTTTGGGATCATTCAACATCCCGTTTTTGGGTATATTCCCGTTTTCGGTAACATTACCGTTTTCGGGTTCATTACCCCCTTCCCGGTTGCCTTTAATGTTCCCGTTTTTGGTTATATTAAGAGAGAAAACCCGCACTCTTTTCGTCGCTCCCTTTCTCTCTCCGGTATCTGAAATAAGCCCCATTTTCATGAGCGATATAAGCCCGGCCTGCACGGTTTTTTTATTCAGGCAAGTGTCTTTAACGAGGCGTTCTATGCTGGGGTAGCAGAGGTTATATTCATCGGCTCTGTCAGCCATCGAGAGCAGTATGAGCTTTAATGACGAGCTACCTGGATCTGTCTCCCAGGCCCAATCTGTTGCATGTCTGCTCATGATTAATCTCCGCTATCAGCTTGAATGTTGTGGGGAGGAATTAATCATGATCTGCTTAATCTCTGCCCTGATGCGACGGTTTGATTCCATGGTGCACTCAACACAGTGTCCGTTGTAAACCCAGCGTTCACTGTCATGTCCGTGCTTACATGGTTTTCCGGTGTAGTAGCGTTTAAGTCCGCGCTTTGCGGCATCAATACGTGTAATGATTTCCATGGTAAGCTCTGTTATTAGTATTGGGATTACGGTTATTTTGTGCTGACACAAAAAAAAGATCAACCAGATTTGGTTTTTTATTACCTTTAAGGTACGAATAGATATGAAAAGACCGCCGGATGGCGGTCTACAGAGGGTTGTGGCTGGATATCATGAGTAGAAGAAGTATGCCAGTTCTGCTTTTGAGCGCAGCCATTGTCTTGTTTTACAGGCTTTAAAAAGCCCATTCATCAATACCTTACCTGGCATTTTGCGCTTACCTGTTAAGTGAGTCTGGATATAGTGACTCGTCGTTCCGGCTTCCTGTGCGAAGGCTTCACGCTCATCCGGAGTAAGTGCAAGCCAGTGCTTTTTGAAATCGAAATGTCCGTTATCGCTCATAGCTATTGCCTGATATTTATTTCAGATAATAAATATTCACCCATAAGGTAACAAAAATCAAGGATAGTTACCTATGGGGTGCATTTACCTGTTGGGTAATATTGCTTTAAATTGAATCATCTACTGATTCATATATGAGGCGATTTTCCAGAAAATGAAAAGTATCCAGGACGTCCGCAGGCAAAATCTCAACGACTTGATCGACCGTGAATTCAATGGTGTTCAGACGCGGATGGCAGAAAAACTTGGAACTCAGGCAAATCTGGTAAACCGCTGGGCTCTTGGCAAGAAGGTTATCGGCGACCAGGTTGCGCGAAAAATTGAAGCTGCCGCCAATAAACCCCGTAACTGGCTTGATATCGATCGCTCGCTTTCTCAGGAAGGTTTTCAGCCTGTCGGCCCAAGCGACATTGGTCAGCTGGCGGCTCACAACCTGGAACGCTGGATGAGCGAAAGCCGCGACCTTTCAACACAGGGAAAACTTCACCGCGCATCCGGCGTCGCCCAGGTGACAATCAGCCGCCTGTTAAACAATGAGGTCAGCGTTTCCATTTCCACCCTGGAGAATGTTGCATCCGCATTCGGGCGTCACGGATATGAACTACTGATTCACCCGCACGACCCTGCGACTATCAACTATGACCGCTCGCGCTACGCATTGTTACCCGAAACCGAGAAAGCAAAGATCGAAAGTTACATTGAATTTGTCATCAACCAGAACGAAAAAAACAAACAATAAAATCATATTTTTCAGTAAGTAAGCCGCCTTCTGGCGGCTTTTTTATTGCCTGTTCGATTACCTAATGGGTAATTTTTTCAACTCATATCTATTGACATCAAACCAGATACGCATAATTATTACCTCAACGGTAACAGACAGAGGTAACAAGTTATGCAGTGGAAAATCATCAACGGTTGGTACTGCGTTACTGCATGCGGATTCATGAGCTGGAAGTTCCGCACCTTACAGGAAGGCATTAAGTGGGCTTTCGTCAGCAAAGAAGCTCGCGATGTGGCCAACGATAACGAGATATGGGAGGGCTGATAATGAACGTTAATCAGCAGAAAAATCTTCAAAAAATCATGCTGGCATTCGACAAGGACTACCGCCTGTCAGAACAGCTATATGACCGACAAGTTGAACTGATTGAGAGCATCCGACTTCATCAACTGTCCTCAACTTTCGACGTTGTAACAGGCAAAGGCGTTCGTCAGGAAGTACTGGAGGCTGCTAAAGACAGCCCTGAGTTCGAAGAACTGACGGATGCCTATCGGCGAGAGGCAATGGCAATTATCGCCCGCTGGGATCTGGCGGATCAGCTTGATGGACAGAGGGACGCGGCATGAAACCGGGAATTTATTTCGACATCAGCAACGAAGACTACCACGCCGGTGACGGAGTGAGTAAGTCGCAACTGGACATGGTTGCCAAGAATCCGGCGCTTCTTAAATGGGTTCAGGCAGCACCAGAAGACGAAGAGAAAAAGTCTGCACTGGATATGGGAACCGCATTGCACTGTCTGCTTCTGGAGCCTGGAGAGTTCGACAAACGCTTCATTGTTTCACCGAAATTCGATCGTCGGACGAAACAAGGTAAAGCTGACGAAGAGGCATTTTTTCGTGATGTGGCGGATATGGGGATTACGGTACTTGATGCCGAGCAGTGGCGGAAACTGGAGCTGATGCGTGATAGCGCAATGGCTCATCCGGCGGCACGCTGGATGTTGGAAGCACCTGGTTACTGCGAAGCATCAATTTACTGGAACGATGAAGAGACGGGTGAGTTGTGCCGAATTCGTCCAGACAAATGGCTGAACGAACACAACGTGATCGTCGACGTGAAAAAGGTTGCAGATATGGACCGTTTTGCACGCCACATCGAGGAATTCCGCTACCACGTGCAGGACGCAATGTACCGCGAAGGCGCAATGAGGGTTACTGGTCAGCCGCATGGTTTTTTCTTTCTTGCCGTGAGCGAAAGCATTGATTGTGGTCGGTATCCGGTACGCGTGTTCGAGCTGGATGCGCCGGATGTCGATGCCGGGCACGCTCTGTTCCGCCGGGATCTGAATACCTATCACGAATGCCGCATCAACGATGAATGGGGCGGAGTGGAAATTATTAAACGCCCTGACTGGGCACGTAAACAGGATATGTATGTATGAGCAATGATATCGCAATCACATCACAACCAGGCGCAACTGTAGGCACTGCAGCGGCAATCTTCAGCCCCGAGGTCATGAATCAACTGGTGCGTTTCGCGGAGTTGATGTCACAAAGCAAAGCGACTGTACCGAAACATCTTGAAGGCAAACCTGCCGATTGCCTGGCGGTGACCATGCAGGCGGCACAGTGGGGAATGAACCCGTTCGCCGTGGCGCAGAAAACGCATGTGGTAAACGGAACGTTAGGCTACGAAGCACAGTTGGTAAACGCGGTCGTATCCTCTTCCAGCCTGCTGGCGACACGCCTGAATTATCGCTGGAGCGGTGACTGGTCGAATGTTAACGGCAAAACAGATAAATCACCGAATCTGACGGTAACTGTGTCAGCAGTTCTTAAAGGAGAAGCAGAACCACGTGAGCTTACCATCAGTATGGCGCAAGCCGGAGTGCGTAACTCTCCATTGTGGGAACAGGATCCGCGCCAGCAGCTTGCCTATCTTTGCACGAAACGATGGGCTCGCCTGCACGCTCCTGATGTACTTCTCGGTGTTTACACACCAGACGAATTACAGGAAACGGCACCGCGCGTTGAGCGAGACATTACTCCGCAAACGACCACTGCTGCGGGAATGAACAGTCTGATCAACGCTAAAACAGTGAAAAAGCCTGATGAGCAAACGCGTAAAGCGGATAGCCGTGATCCAGAAGAAATGCTGATGGCCTTTACCAGCGCAGCGATGAATTACAGCACTGTCTCCGAACTAGATAAGGCTTACAAATACATTGCACAAAAACTTTCAGATGATGACGAACTGCTGGAAAAAGCCACCGACGTTTACAGCGTTCGCCGGGAAGAATTAAACGAAACATCTATGTAACCACCACCGCGGCGCCACGCGCGCCGCACTGCAACCAAGAGAGGTATTTATGAAAGGTGCATTAGGTAAGAAGGAACTCCTGGCGGTGGTGCCACTGTCATGGAGCACTATCGACCGTATGGAGCGCGCAGGTGAATTTCCTAAACGCTGGTATATCACTGACAAACGCTGCGCATGGAACCGTGACGAAGTTGAGCGTTGGCTTGATGAACGTCAGGCAGCAAGCCCGGCAGAGTTCCAGGGTAAAAAGCCTCCGGTTCAGCAACGTGTATATCGTCCTGTGAGCAACGCTGCATGAGTGTGCTTCTAAGGCACTGGAGCAAATGGTCAGGATGGTACTTATTCCTGGCCTCTGTTTCAGCATGGCTTTATCTGCTGGCATTAATTTTCAGAGAGGGTTGGATTAAGTGAGAAAGTTAAGCCGACTTGAAAAATATCACATGAACAAGGTTTCAATGCGCAGTCCATCAAAGATTGTCGCCGTTACTCCTGCGGCGATAGAGATCGAAAAACGCGCGATTGAAAGAGAGAAAAAAGGGCAGTTCCGCATTGCCGCTCACCTTTGGCTTCAGTGTATGGATGTTGCTTCTGGTGATGTTGAGCGTGCAAGGATCGCGGTTCGCAGGGACCAATGTATCACAAAAGGTAACGGCCTTCGCCGTGGCGACTATAGCGGCATAGGATGTTGTGGGGTGGTTTATGACTAAGAAATACACACTAATCTATGCAGATCCACCCTGGGTATACCGGGACAAAGCCGCAGATGGTAATCGCGGTGCCGGTTTTAAATATCCGGTTATGAGTGTGCTGGATATCTGCCGCCTTCCTGTGTGGGATTTGACCGCTGAAAACTGTCTGTTGGCCATGTGGTGGGTGCCAACACAACCACTCGAAGCGCTAAAAGTTGTTGAAGCCTGGGGATTCCGTCTGATGACCATGAAGGGCTTCACGTGGATAAAATGTGGTAGTCGACAACCAGATAAACTGGTTATGGGTATGGGACACATGACTCGCGCCAATAGTGAAGATTGCCTGTTTGCAGTAAAGGGAAAACTACCTCCACGCATTAATGCAGGGATCGTTCAGTCATTTACCGCACCGCGGCTTGAGCATTCAAGAAAACCAGATGTCGTTCGTGAAAAACTTGTGCAATTGTTAGGCGATGTTTCTCGCATTGAACTGTTCGCCCGCCAGACGTCTCATGGCTTCGATGTTTGGGGTAATCAGTGCGAAGACCCGGCAGTGCAACTACACCCTGGATACGCGTTGGATATTGGCGGATTAACAAATGCATTCAGCAATGCTCCGGTGTCACCAATAGACAACCAGGGGCGGGAGCGTGCAGCATGAACCTATATCAACGCATCAATGGCGCTGACTGGTGCAATATCTTCGTCGTCGGCGATCTGCATGGGTGCTACACGCTGCTGATGAACGAACTCGACAAAGTTTCATTCGACCCGGCGCGCGATTTACTTATTTCCGTTGGTGACCTTGTTGACCGCGGAGCTGAAAACGTCGAATGCCTGGATTTGATTACTATGCCGTGGTTCCGAGCTGTTCGTGGCAACCATGAGCAGATGATGCTGGATGCACTGGTCAACGGCGGAAGTTTCGGACATTGGATGTCAAACGGCGGTGGATGGTGGCACCAACTTGATTCTGAGCAGGATGTGCAACTCAAATACCTTCTGCCAAAGATTACCAACCTCCCGATGATTATCGAACTGGTTACCGGCAATAAGAAGGTCGTCATCTGTCACGCAGACTACCCGCACAACGAGTACGCATTCGATAAGCCAGTACCAGAAGAAATGGTGATATGGAATCGTGAGCGGGTTAGCGACGCGCAGGACGGTATTGTCTCGGAGATAACCGGTGCCGATTTGTTCATCTTCGGTCATACGCCAGCACATCACCCACTGGTGTATGCAAACCAGATGTACATCGACACCGGCGCAGTGTTCTGCGGAAATCTGACGCTTACCAAAGTCCAGGAAGGATAGAATTATTTATTACTGTCTTCCATCCACCTCTCAAACTTCGACGGGGAGAACGGAATCAGATCCGTATGCTCCCCGTTAATCCAGGAATCAATCATATCGGCCCACTGCTGCAACATGTAGGCGCGCTGTCTGGCGTATTCCGCTTTGTTATATACGGCGCGCACACCTTTCTGCTCATGTGCCAAAGCTTTTTCAATCCAGTCTGAAGGATAACCAGCCTCATGCAACAACGTACTGGCTGTACGGCGCATATCATGTACAGTGAAGCCCTGAATATGCTCACCATCTTCATTTATTATTTTCACCGTTCTGTCGATCAGAGAGTTCAGCGCGGCATTAGATAATGGCTTCCGGAAATTGTAACGACCAGGAACCAGATATTCACTTCCACCAGCGCACATCTGCAACCCGACCAATATATCCTGTGCCTGTTTAGGCAGGTAAATAACGTGCGCCCGGCTTCCCTTCATGCGATCTGGAGGAATTGTCCATGTCCATTTTTTAAAATCTATTTCATCCCACGTTGCATTGGTGAATTCGCCCTTACGAACCATAGTGATAAGCACCAGTTTTAAAGCCATTTTCATAGTGCCCATAGCACCAATGGCATCCAGCGTGCGGAAGAACAGGCCAATTTCTTCTGGTGTCAGTGTTCGCTCTCGTGGTTTAAATATGGCGATAGACGAAGGTTTAATGTCAGCCGCAGGATTAAACAAACCATGACCACGGTCATTGGCGTGACGGTATACGCTACTGATGATCTCCCTGGCCTGCACTGCTGTTGCCCGGCCACCGCGTTCGACAATCCGGTCACACAAATCACGAACCATCGATGTGGTAATTTCAGCCATCATTTTATTGCCAAGAACCGGAAGTATGTCACGGTCGATCACCGCCTGTTTCATTGCGCGGGTACTGTCAGCCAGGATGACGTGTTTCATATAACTGTCGGTATGTACCGCAAACGTCTCGGCACCACGAATCTTTTTGATACCGTCACGTTTAGCCGCAGCCGGTGACTGGCCTGCTTTAAGCAGCTTCTTTGCAGCAATCAGTTCTTCTCGCGCTTCTGCCAGGCTGATACCGTCACGCCCATACTGCCCGATTACCAGCGTTTCGCGGCGACCGTTGATACGGTAGTCGTAGCGAAACGAGACCGTGCCTGACGTAAGCACAGCTACATACAGCCCGTCACGATCGGAGACCTTGTACAGTTTGTCCTGCGGCTTGAGGTTTTTTAATTTTGTATCGGTAAGCAC